CTGACGGAATTGATCCAGAAGCTGAAGATCACCTCAAATCGGTATTTAAGAGTTTTTGACTTCCACCGGCAGTCGAAAACGGGTAAAATGGGAAATGTCAAGACGCATGGGGATTGCAGCGATAGGCATGGAGCGAGCTTACGCTATCAGTCGCGGATCGGACAGGGCCTACTAAGCCTCAGCCCCTTTCCAAGCAGTCTTCAGCCGTGTTGATAAAAGCGAATCCGAAGCGAAGTGAAACCGAATCGGTTTTGACCGGGTTAACCGCCGGGGTTTAACAAGGGGATGAAGATGATCAAACGTATTTTTGCCGGACTAGGTATTGCCCTGATCACAACGGGCGCATGGGCTCAGTGCTCAACTCACACCATCATGTCCGGAAACCGCATGGTGACCTGCACAACCTGCTGCTACGGTCCCAACTGCACGACTAACTGCTTCTAAAGCCATGCCGCGAAAGCCCTCAGAAGCCCCTGAGAAGGCCGCAAAGCCTCAGGCTAAGGGGAAGGTGGCCGAAAAGCCCGAAAGCGCCCCAAAGGCCAAGGTAGGCGCGCCCACCACCTACGACAGACGCATGGCAAGCCTCATCTGTCTACGGATAGCGGAGGGGGAGAGCTTGAGGGAGATCGTAAAGACGCCGGGAATGCCGGATAGGTCGACGGTTTACGATTGGTTGCTGCGTCATCCCGAGTTCGCCGACCAATACACACGCGCTCGTGAAGAGCAGGCTGACACGCTGGCTGACGAGATCATCGCCATTGCCGACGAGCAGCCTGAGATCATCCCGGTGCTGGACAAGCGGACGGGGGAGTTGATCGAGCACAAGCTGGACAACGCCTTCTTGCAGTGGCAGAAGAACCGGATCGACGCCCGCAAGTGGACGGCCATGAAGCTCAAACCTAAGAAGTATGGGGAGCGGGTGGCGCTTGCCGGAGATGCTGAGAGCCCGATCAAGGTCGAGGCCGAGGTTCAGGCAGAGAACTTGCTTCAGGCTTTGCTGAAGAACGCCGAGCTAAAGAAACAGGCTAATGACTGATGTGGCCGAGATCCTCGCTGACCCTGAGGTGCAGAAGAGCCTCAAGCTGGTCAGCCCGGAGTTTCGGCTGGCTTGGGCATGGCGGATGTCTTGGTTCAAGGGGCAGCACAAACATCAAGTCCTGCCGCCCGGAGACTGGTGGTCTATCTGGCTGATGCTGGCTGGCCGCGGTGCTGGCAAGACCCGCACTGCTGCCGAGCAGATTGGCTGGTGGGCTTGGGAGCATCCTAATACTAGGTGGCTGGTTGCAGCGCCTACGTCCTCTGATGTCCGGGGAACGTGCTTCGAGGGCGATTCTGGCCTTCTGACGGTTATCCCCAAGGCTTTGATTGCCGACTACAACAAGGCCCTGCACGAGCTTCGGATGACTAACGGAAGCCTGATCAAGGGCATTCCGGCCTCGGAGCCCGAGCGTTTCCGCGGTCCACAGTTCCACGGTGGCTGGGCAGACGAGCTTGCGGCTTGGGACTACCTGCAAGAGGCGTGGGATCAGATCCAGTTCGGTATGCGCCTGAAGCTGCCGAATATGCTCACCCGCATGATCTGCACGACGACCCCGAGGCCTAAGGACTTGATCCTCGACCTGATCAATCGGGAGGGCGACGATGTCGTCATCACAACCGCATCGACCTATTCCAATTTAGATAACCTTTCCGAGAACTTCAGGAAGCAGATCCTTCAGTACGAGGGTACGACACTGGGGCGGCAGGAGATCTACGCTGAGATCATCGACCCAGAGGAGGGCGGTATCGTCAAGCGGGATATGTTCAAGCTCTGGCCATCTGGCAAGGCCTTCCCGAAGTTCGAGTACATCATCCAGAGCTACGACTGTGCGTACACGGAGAAGACTCAGAACGACCCGACGGCCTGCATTACCTTCGGGGTCTTCAAGCCTTTGGACGGCCCGATGTCTGCTATGGTGATCGACTGCTGGCAGGAGCGGCTCCAGTACCCGGATCTTCGGCCTAAGGTGATCGAGGAGTACGAGACGGTCTTCGGCGATGGCAAAGAAAAGAAGCGGGTCGATCTGGTTCTGGTGGAGGACAAGAGCGCCGGGATCAGCCTGATTCAAGACTTGCAGAGGGCTCACCTGCCAGTGAGGGCTTACAACCCCGGCAACGCTGACAAGGTGCAGCGCCTGAACATCGTCTCGAACATCATCGCCCGCGGCAGGGTCTGGATACCTGAGAGCGATAACCGGCGGGGTTACGTCAAGGACTGGGCCGAAGGGTTCGTGAGCCAGATCTGTTCGTTCCCCGAGACGACTCACGACGACTTCGTGGACGCCTGTACGCAGGCCCTGCGGTATCTGCGGGACGCTGGCTGGCTGGAGATCGATCCGCCTCCGCCCGAGGATTGGGACGATGACGATTACATCGACAGCGGCAAGAAGAGGCGGGTGAACCCGTATGCCGCATGACTTGGATGTCGATCACAGGGCTGACGGATGACGGCTGGAAGGTGACGCACGTTATCCCCTGTGACGATCTGTGGGACCACAGTCTGGACTCTGGGTGCTGGTGCTGCCCGACCTTTGATGAGGAGCACTGGGTGGCAACGCACCAGAGCGCCGATGGCCGGGAGGCTTTTGAGAATGGGGAGAGGAAGCCATCATGATCGTGATCTCGGCGTCAGAGCCCATGAAGACGGCCAAGATGACTTGGTGCCAGAACCGGCTGGAGTTATTGGTCGATCCGAATATGAGTTCTGAGACGATAGCGGCTTGGGCTCATGAGGCGGTAAATAACTGGCTGCTATCGAGGGTGGACTCTAAATACCCCAGAGGATATGATTCGGCCCAGCGAGGTGATCATGAAACCTAAAAGTTTTGCCGAATGGGCTGCTGCGGGCGGTCACGTTCCTAAGGGTGTTGATCCCAAGAAATGGGGTAATACCGTCAAGAAGTACGCCGAAGGCGGGGAAGTAAAGATGCAGGATGGAGGCGCAGCCTTCGGAGTATTTCCCCAGATGAGGCCTCGCCGCTCGAAGCAGGATCGGGAGGCGGCAAAAACCTTTCCTATTGATGTAGCCCGCGGAGTTATCGCTGGAACTCTAGGCGTCCCCGGAGATATTGAGTCTATCGTCCGGTTGCCCTATGAACTGATTACCGATCAGGAAACCAAGACATTCTTCCCGACTAGCGACGAGATTGAGAGGAGACTGCCCCTGAGGTCAGATACTCCTGCTGCTCGGTTTGCCTCTGGTATCGGCCAGCTTGCTGGTGGCGCATACACGGGCCCCGGATCTGGCGTCCGGGCTGTGACTGCTGTTCCAAAGGCGGTAGTCAGGGCGGGTAAGGATTTTGTCATGGCAGCGCCTCAGGGTGCGCCTCGGATGTTCATTGGCCCGAAGGCCAAGACATGGGATCAGGTCAAGGCTGACCGAGCCGCCCAGATGGAGAAGGAGGGCAAAGACCCTGTGGATATCTGGCGGGAGACGGGTACTTTCCGAAGTGCCGACGGCATCTTGAGGCAGGAGATCAGCGATGTGGGGGCGGTACACCGCGGCCCTACGCAACTCAAGGAGTTGGGCAAGCAGAAGAAGGAGCAGGCGCAGCAGCTACAGCAGCGCATTGCCGGCGTGCCGGGGCAGAAGGATATGTTTCCCAAGGCCTTGACGGAGGCTAGGAGGCCCGCACGAGAGCAAGTCAAGCGCCTGAAGGAAGAGGCCGACGAGCTTGGCCGCTATTCCGATGTCCGGGGTCAGCGGGCCAAGTTCGTGCTAGAGCATCCCGAGTTGTATCGGGCATATCCAGAATTAGCCGACATCACGGTCTATCAGGGTGGACGGGGAATTGGATCCGAGAGTGCGGCCTTGCGTGGCGGCAAGCGCGACATGGAGATGGAGGTTACCCAAAAGGGTCTGCGCGGCGATCCTCGGTCAAGTATGCTCCATGAGATGCAACACGCCGTCCAGACTGTTGAGGACATGGCTCCGGGCGGCAACACCCTTACGGCCTTCAACAACCGAGAGGCTTACAAGATACTCGATGAGATTCGTGCTAGGGCTGCAAAGCCAATGACATATGACGAATATGTCGAGCAATTGATGCAGTCCAATCCCTCAAAAAATTTCGATGAAGTAGATCAGTCGATAGTAAAAGAGGGTTACGAAAATTATTTAAAAAGAATCCCAAAAGAGATTGCTAAATTTGACAGAGAATTTCAACAGCAAGCCGCAATGGAATACTACCGGCGACTAGCTGGTGAGGCCGAGGCCCGCGCCACTCAGTTCCGCGAGGGAATGACGGCGAGTCAAAGGGCGAATGAGTTCCCATACGCCAACTATGACGTTCTGCCCGAGGATCTGATCGTTAAGCCGGCCAAGCGCGACCCGCTCCAGCCCGAGCTTGATATGGCAGAAGGCGGCGCAGCCTTTGGCGTCTTCCCTCAGATGAGGGGACGCAGGAGCAAGCAAGACCGGGAGGCCGCTAAGACCTTCCCGATTGATGTGGCCCGAGGATTAGTCTCTGGTGCCCTCGGTATGCCCGGAGATATTGAGTCCCTAGTGAGGATGCTGCCGGGGTTTAGCGAGAAGACCATTCTCCCGACTTCTGAGGACATTGAGAGGCGTCTGCCGCTTCGGTCTGACACTCCCGCGGCTAGGGCTGCAACGGGAATGGGTCAGATTGCCGGCGGGTTCTACGCCGGCCCCCTGTCCGGGGCTAGGGCGGTCACCGCAGTGCCGATGGCTGTCGGTCGTGCTGGGCGGGATTTCGTCCAAGCCGCTGGCCAGCCTGCTGTCAACGTGATCAAGCCTGCTGGCGGCAACTGGCTAACGGGCAGCGTGGAGAGGGCGCTAAAAGACCTTAAAACAAACAAGTCAGCCGCTGCTGCTCTTGAGGAAATGAAACGCGTTTACCCGCCAGAGGTTATGGCGCGGATGTCTGACGAAACCCGCGCACAAGTGCAACAGGCCATTCCTCATCTGGAAAAGCAGGTTGCCATCAACAATTGGATCGACCGCAACCTTGCCAACTACGTCAAGAAGCAGATGGCCACACCAGAGGATCCGGTTCGGAGGTTGGCAGAGCAGGGCATCCTTCATATTGAGCCACAAGGTGGCGCTGTTCGCGCTCACGCCCACAGAGACATAGCCGGGATGCCGGTAGACCCGACGGCCACAAGCCCATTAGCAAGGGCTTGGGAAGACGTATCTGATGCTGCTGTGGTCAACAGTCCATACAGAGACTACTTGCAGTTTGGCGAAAGCATGGACGAGGGTCTAAGAAGGGTTGGTGGCGAATTTGCTGTCAAAAATCCTGATGTTAGGGCTTATGCAATTGATGACGTTGGAACTACGGCTTCTAATCTTGGCTTTGACCACATCGTTGACGTTCTCAAGCAAGACCTAGACGCTGGCCGCATTCGCCCAGAGCAGTTGAACAAGGTCAGCATGGAGCAGGCAGTACGCCGCACCGCCGAGTTCGACCAAGAGATGGCCAAGCGTATGCGCGAGGCGCAGATCAAGGTTATGGAAGGAATGCCGGTTTACAGGGAGTATCCAGAAGGGTATCGGTGGATTGAGTTGGCAGCGCCAGACTACAACAAACTTCCGATTGAAGAGCGCAAACAAATGATTGCGAGGCTTAAAGAAGAAGCCAAACAAAAAGGATTGACCCCGGAAGATTACATTGAGAGATACCCCGAAAGCCAACTTGAAGCAGCCCTCAAGTACGAAGGCGACACGATGGGCCACTGCGTCGGTGGTTACTGCCCTGATGTTTTGGAAGGCCGCTCCCGCATCTTCTCTTTGCGCGATGCCAAGGGTGAGCCTCATGTGACGGTGGAGGTTGAGCCAAATCAAAATCCATATCCTGTAAGCGGAGAAGCGTTTGCTCGCTTATCTCCCGCCGAGAAAGCTCAATATCGTGAGTACGTTATGCAGTGGCGTAGGCGTAACCCGGATGTTCAGGAGTTAACTGATGAGCATATCGCTCAGGCTTTGCGCGAGGCTGGATTGCCGCCACAGCCAGATCGCATCGTCCAAATCAAAGGCAAGCAGAACCGCGCCCCCAAAGAAGAGTACCTGCCCTTCGTGCAGGACTTCGTGCGCAGCGGCCAGTGGTCTGATGTGGGAGATTTTGCAAATACTGGTTTTATTAACATTGAATCAACAAGCGAGTTGGCTCAAGCTTTGGCCAAAAAAGGATTGCCAGTTCCAAAATATGTTGCTCCAAATGAGTTGACCGATTTGCTCAAGCAGGCAGAGGTTGGCTCTTATACAAATCCAAGTAAGAGCGAAACATTTATCAACCCTAATCACCCAGATTGGGCCAACGATGGAGGAATGAAGGCCGGCGGCGAAGTGAAAATGCAAGCCGGTGGTATTGCCAAGACCCTGAAAAACCTTATTGGGTCTTCCGCAAAAGAGGCTGGTGCCGCTGAACGTGCCGCTGCTGGCCGCATGGCTGCTGACGTTACTAAAGCAACTCAGCCGATGAAGATGTCTGAGGCCCTTGGCAATCTAAACGTAGAAGGCAAGGGCAGGGTCAAGGTCACCCAGTCAGACCGTACCAGAGTTGGGGGCGGCAATATCGGCGGCGCTATGTTCCCCGGACTGTCTCAGGTTAATCCTCTGTACGAGGGTTTAGTTTGGGGTGTTGGCAAGAAACCGACTGCAAGCAGCCTGATCAACCAGTCCGATGATCTGACTTATTGGACGACCATATTGGGTGCTGAAGACCAACTCAAGACTAACCCGATTGTCTTTAATAAACTTCGTCAGGGGTTTGTTGATGCCATGAAGCAGGGTAAGTTAGACAAAGAGTTGGAGGGCAAAATCAATCGCAACCTCTCGCTGACTTTCGGTGAGGGTGCAGAGATTAGAGATCCGAAGATTTGGCAAAAGGCCGATACGTTTGAGAAACGAGCGGCGTTGGCAGACATCATGTTGGGTCAGGGTATACCTCCGAGCAAGGGCGGTGTTGCGCTTGGCGGTGAAAAGAGCGGCAAGGGAGTTATCTTCAAGCCGACTGACATTCTCAAGCGAGAGACGGAGCCACTGCTTATGCATCCCGAGCACGGTGGAACTGTCCCAACATTTGCAGTTGGTCCGCGGCTATTCCAGTTTTCTGGAGGAATGCAGATGCGTCCTGACCTGCATCCCGGCTTTCCGGTTTTGCTGGAAGGGCAGGATCTTGGGATGGTGTTTAGGCCTGCGCCCGGAGAGGTTGCTATGCGTGACTTTACCCAGCGCATGATGAATGAAAGAGGGCGAAAGCCCGGATACTATGAGTGGACAATGGGAGAAAAGGGCAAAGGTTTGCCATCCCAAGATATTACTGAAGAGTATCTAACGCATTTGCAAAAGGCTGGCTATGCCGAAGGCGGCAAAGTTAGTGGTTTGTCTGCAATTGAAAAGGTTTGATGTATGGCTACACAATTCCCTGTTGATCCCGAGTTTGGTCGCTTCATTGAGCCTCAAGGAAACGAAGAGGTTATGGACGAGGAGAGCATGGTTGTCGACGTAGACCTAGACGACTCTGAGCTTGAGGAGCTTCCAGACGGCTCCGTGGTGGTTCATATGGACACCAAGGGGCCGATGGAGGACGAGGACTTCTACTCAAACCTTGCCGACAACGACCGGATTGATCAGTTTGAGTTGAGCAAGATGGCTTTGCGGTACCTTGAACTGATTGAGAAGGACAAGGAAGCCCGCAAACAGCGCGACAAGCAGTACGAAGAAGGCATCAAGCGCACGGGGATGGGTAACGATGCTCCCGGAGGCGCTAATTTTCAGGGTGCCTCAAAGGTGGTTCACCCGGTTATGGCTGAAGCCTGTATCGATTTTGCTTCCCGAGCCATCAAAGAGTTGTTCCCGCCCGATGGCCCGACTCGAACCAAGATTCTTGGCGATGTGACGGAGCAGAAAACCTCAATTGCCGAGCGCAAGCGGGACTACATGAAC